TTCCTGTTACAGCAGGCGTTACCGGACTTGGAACAGCAGCAGTTTCTACAGCAGCAAACTTTGAGTCGGCAATGTCACAGGTGCAGGCGACAATGGGAATTACAAAAGATTCCATGTCTACAGTTGATGGACAGTCAGTAAATACAATGGATACACTGAATGAGCTGGCAAAGCAGATGGGATCTGAGACCGCTTTTTCTGCTAAGGAATGTGCAGAAGCTCTTAATTACCTGGCACTTGCCGGATATGATACACAGCAGATGTGCGATACATTACCAACCGTACTTAACCTGGCTGCGGCAGGTGATATTGATTTGGCCTCTGCTTCTGATATGGTAACCGATGCAATGTCAGCACTTGGTATGGGTGTTGATGAAGCAGGAACAATGGTAGATCAGATGGCCAAGACAGCATCTACAACCAACACATCAGTAGCTCAGCTTGGTGAAGGAATTCTTACGATTGGTGCAACAGCAAAATCTGTAAAGGGCGGAACTGCGGAATTAAATACAGCACTTGGTATTTTGGCAAACAATGGTATTAAGGGAGCTGAAGGTGGTACACACCTTCGAAATATTATTCTTTCATTGCAGAATCCGACAGATAAAGCTGCAGCAGCAATGGAGTCCTTGGGAATTCAGGTGTATGACTCTCAGGGAAACATGAGATCTTTGAATGATATTTTGGGTGATCTTAATACTTCAATGGATGGAATGACATCTGCTGAAAAGTCAAATATCATTGGAACCATATTTAATAAAACGGATTTGTCTTCTGTAAATGCATTGCTTGCCAATACGGGAAGTACCTGGGATGATTTACAGCGGAAGATTACGGATAGTGGTGGTGCTGCTCAACAGATGGCAGATACTCAGCTTGATAACTTACAAGGACAGATCACTATTTTAAAGTCAGCCTTAGAAGGGCTGGCTATTTCTTTTGGTGAGCTTTTGATGCCAGCAATTAAGAGTATTGTAGGTGTAATTCAAAAAGCAGTGGATTGGCTTAATTCTTTAGATGATGGAACAAAGAAAGTAATTGTCACAGTGGCTCTGGTTGCGGCGGCGCTTGGACCTGTGCTGATTGTCATTGGAAAAGTGATATCCGCAGTAGGAACGATTATGACGGTTGTTCCGAAAATTGCAGGAGTTATCAATACTGTGAAAGGTGCATTTGCTGCCCTTAACACGACCATGCTGGCAAATCCGATTGTTCTGATTATTGCAGCAATCGCTGCTTTAGTAGCCGCGTTTATTTATTTGTGGAATAACTGTGATGGATTTAGACAATTTTGGATTGATCTTTGGGAGAATGTAAAGCAGGTAGCGATTACCGTATGGAATGCAATCAAGGAGTTCTTTTCGCAGGTATGGGAGGCAATCAAGACGATTTTCTCCACAGTGTTTGAAGTGATTAAGACATTGGTGACCACATATTTCAATTTGTATAAAACCATCATTGAAACCGTCATAAATGTTATCAAGACTGTAATTACTACAGTTTGGGAGGCGATCAAAGGTGTATTTACCACAGTATTCAATGTGATAAAAACGCTGGTGACAACGTATTTCAATATTTATAAGACGATTATCCAGACGGTACTTACTGTCATTCAGACAGTGATTACTACGGTATGGAATACGATAAAAACAGTGATTACCACTGTGTTAAATGCGATAAAAACCATTTTTACCACAGTGTGGAATGCCATCAAGACGATTGTTCAGGCGGTGGTCAGCGGTATTAAGGGATTGATTACCGGGGATTTCACAGCAGTGAAGAATTCGATTACTACAATCATGAACACGATTAAGAGTACGATTTCAACCATCTGGAATACCATCAAATCGACAGTATCAACGGTCCTTGGAGCAATTAAGAGCGCTGTCACATCTGTGTTTACTGGCATCGTGAATGCTGTGAAAGGAGCAATGGGAAATGTGCTGAATGCAGTAAAGACAGGATTTTCCAATGTGAAGAGTCATATTACTGGGCTTGCTTCTCAGGCGTTTACCTGGGGCAAAGATCTGGTTATGGGTATCGTAAATGGTATTAAGAGCTGCATTGGAGCAGTTGGTGATGCTGTAAAAGGTGTTGCTGATAAAATCAAGTCATTCCTTCATTTCTCAGTCCCGGATGAAGGACCACTGACGGATTACGAATCTTGGATGCCTGACTTCATGGGAGGCCTGGCAAAGGGAATCGAAAAGAGTCGTGGAATGATTCAAAAGGCTGTCAGCGGGGTTTCTTCTGATATGGTGATTAATCCAAAGATAGGAGATACCGAGAATCATTCTCTTACTCAGGGAACTGCACAAACAGAGAGCATATCCGGGATAGCATCAGCAATAAAAGATGCTATAGAAAATGTAGGAGGGCCAAATGGTGACATTGTAATTCCGGTATATCTTGGCGGAACCATGTTAGATGAAGTAATAGTGTCAGCACAGCAGCGAGCAAATCTTAGAAGTGGAGGTAGGTAGAATGGCATATTTGCAATATTTGGTATTCAATCAGAAAAATCTGCCATTGCCGGATTCTTATGATTTGGATTTATCTGATGTAGAAGCTGACTCAGGAGGAGAGACAGAGGCAGGAACAACACAAAGAGATGTAGTGAGGACGGGAGTGGTTACCATTTCCGTCTCTTTTTCTGTCTCAAAAATATGGCTCAGGCTGCTTACAAAATATTCGAAAATGCCAAAGATTACGGTTCAGTACTTTGACACAGAAGATTTGGAGTTGAAAGAAACAGAGATGTATATATCTGGATTTAAGGCAAAGCTGAAAAAGGATACATCATATAAAGGGTTGTGGACAGTGTCATTTACACTGAATGAAATGTAGGAGGTGACGTTGGTGTTTGAAGTATCAGAAAAGTTTAAGAATGCAGTAAGGCAGAATACAAGAAAATATGAGTGGTCTGGTTCAATCACCACGAAAGCCGGAAAAATATATACGTTTGGTGCAAAAGATATCGTAAAAGGCTCTGGATACATTAAGTGGCAGTGCTGCAGCAACACAGAAATAGAGCTGGGGACGGTTTATGCAGCAGAGTTAGGAATAAGCCTCTTTTCTGAAATTGATAGATATACATTGGAAGATGCAGTGATACGGATGTATTATTCACTGACTTTATTAGATGGGACAGTAGAAATCATACCGATGGGAGTATTTGAGATTACAGAGGCCAATCGTAAGGTGCGAACTTTGGAAATAAAAGCCTACGATTATATGTTACGTTTTGAAAAATCATTGAAGTTGGATTCTTCCAGTGGTACGCCATATCAGTTTTTGAAGGTTGCATGTGAAGCATGCAAGGTGGAAATGGCACAAACCGTAGCCGAAATCAATGCACTGCCAAATGGGAAGACAACACTTGGTGTATATGCAGATAACGATATGGAGACTTTTCGTGATCTGATTTTTTATGTAGCACAGGTACTGGGGTGCTTTTGTCAGATCGACCGTTATGGAAAACTGGTGCTTAAGCAGTATGGAAATACGTCTGTGTGGAATGTTCCTCAGACAGAACGGTTCGATAGCAGCTATTCTGATTTCGTTACACGTTATACAGCAGTCTCTTCAACAAATCAGATCAGCCAGATAGCAGAATACATCGCAATGGAAAAGGATGATGGACTTACAATGAATCTTGGCGTGAATCCTTTGATGCAGTTTGGATTGATGTCAGTGCGTGAGAAAATGTTAAGAGAAATCCTGACAGCGCTCCAGAAAGTAAATTATGTACCATTCGACAGTTCCACCATAGGAAATCCGGCACTTGAGGTTGGTGATGTTTTGAAATTCTCCGGCGGTCATGCGGATGAAACAAAGATAAGTTGCATCACCAGCATTGAATGCAAGATCAATGGAAAGATGGCATTGAAATGCGTAGGTAAGAATCCAAGACTTGCATCTGCCAAAAGCAAGAATGATAAGAATATTACAGGACTTATTAATTCTGTGGAGAGTGGAAAAACCATTATTTATAATTTCGTAAATGTAAGTCCGTTTGTGATAGGACAGTCGCTTACCAATGTAATGGATATTGATTTTACTGCTACAGAAGAAACGACAGCGGCCTTTCAATGTGAAATGCTGTTAGAGGTTGTAAAACCGGAAGTGACAAAGAATACAGATGAAGAAGATGAGAGCTCGGAGAGTGCAGAATTCCCGGAGCTATTCATTATATACAAGATAAATAATGAAACGATTGATACTTTCATGCCAACCAAGACGTGCTTGTATGGGAAGCACATTGTTACCTTGTTTTTCCCGATTTCAAAAGTAATAGAAAATAGTTCCAATACGTTTTCTATGTGCCTTAAGATATCAACGGGTACTGTAAAAATTGGAGAGGCGCAGATCAGAGCAACCATTAGTGGACAGGGACTTGCGGCAGGATTGGGAGACTGGAATGGCCGCATCAATATCAATGAGAATATTGGATTTATCAATATTAGTGATATTCCGTTTGTGGCAGATGGTTTTAAAGATAGAGTAAACGTATCATTTCCAACGTCCAGGAGGCCTGGTATTATGCAGACAATTGGAAATATTACGATTGTTGACCAGAATTTTGTGGCCGATAGATTTACAGATCGTGCTTGGATCACAGAAATCCTCCGCACGTTTGTACTTACCAGTGTGCGTGGAAATCCAAAATATAATGGATATATCACAGTTAATAATGAGGAACGGTTCACTTTGAGAAAAAGGTATGTGCAGCAGTCGGAGCCGATATCATTGGATCATGGATATGTAGAAGATATGCGTGTGGATATTGCATACTTTGAACAGGTAAATGGCGTTGAAATCAATGGTTATACCGTTGGATTTAGAGCACAGCTTGTAATCACTGTTACGAATACATCTGTCAAAGTGCCAGATACGATAGATGTTGTGAATGGATTCTTTGAATTGAAGGCTACTACACAAGAAACTCAAAAAGCTGTAACAGGCGAAATTGATGAAGGTTTCTTAGAATACACCGAAATCGATATAGCAGGTTTTGATGGCGTGAAGGGAGTGGAATTTACACTATGAATTACGACAATATAAATGATATTTTTGCGGCTGGGATTACCAATATGACCTGTTTGCTGCAGGATAGCAATAATTATGATGGCGGAACACTTGCTGTCAGCGGGGCAGACTTCTTTACATTTCTAGGGAAGGCTGCTTCTTCTATTTATGCGCATGGAGATTCCTATTGGGGAATTGGAAGCGATACAACGCATCTGAAAATTGATAATCGAGATACAAGAATGAGATCTTTATACAGAGAAGAAGGAACTTTATACAGCTATTATAGATTTTTGAAAATACGCTGGGAGGGCTGGTCTCATTATAATGCTTCCGGTGCTGATTATCAGCTTAAGTATGATCTTGTGTTTTGGGATACAGGTGATATTTCACTTCATATGATTTCGGTACCTATACAATGTTATGATGGTGCGTTTGGCTTTACTGCAGATAAGAATTATACCTTTACAAAGCCAGATGCAGATTCTCCGGATATTACTTTTCAGTATTATGCGGAGAGTAAGACGTTTGAAATCAAATATACGCTGCTAGATTTATTGGTCCCATTTAAACTCCTGGTAAGAGATGGTACCGGAAAACTCTATACCGTAGAAACACAAATTATGAATGAAGAAACGGATGAGAAGGAAGATGTACTGGTAGAACTGGAAGGGACCGATTTATCAGCGTTGCTTTTTAAGAAAAAGGGATTTGCCAAAATGCCGGAATGGGATTTGATAAAACATTTAGAAGGTCCAGCAGTACTTAGCTGGAGTGATAGCAGAGCGTTTCCATTAAATGCGATCATAACTGGTACACCACCAAAGCAATATATTGAATGCATGGCGGATTTATCAGATGGAACAGTACTCGGTATTAAGGCATTAAATGCAGAATATACCGGAACCGTTACGGTGCAATATAGCTATGATGGCGAGAACTTTACAGAAGAACTTGCTATGGAAGAATTTTTACTCATGGATTTGGATGCACTATATGCAGGTCTATTAGATGCAAAAACGATAACTTTTCGATTTTGGCTTGCCGGTGATGCAACACTTACTTCTTTTGTTATGAATTATAGAAATGGAGATGATGACAATGCTTAAGGGAACAACAAGAATTGAACTTACGGATGTAAATACGGGAGAGGTTGAGACCTATGAAAATCATAATATGGTAACCAATGCGCTACGCGATGTGCTTAAGCCGTTAGGACTTTGCAAGCGTCCGAGTAGATTCCTAAGTGAATTTACGCCTTATTGTGAAAAACTTCTGGGTGGAATTCTTTGCTTTGATACAGAAATACCGGAGAATGCTGATAATTATTACCCACCGGCAAATGCAACCTTAATTGGATGTGCTGCCTATGGTGTGCAGAATAATACAAAGAATACATTTCGTGGTGGTTTTAATCAAACAGAATCCGAGATTAATTTGAAGGATCGATATGTGAAATATGTATACGATTTTGCAACCAGTCAGGCAAACGGAACGATTGCAAGTGTATGTTTAACACATAAGAATGGCGGCTTTACATCATATGGAAGTAAGAATATAAGCTATAACAGGGATTATCCTCTTATGCAATCTATAGCGGAAGATAGCCTGCAGTATGTTTATCCGGATAGGACCGGAGCCAGCACAAGTAGCAAGTATTCTGGAATGACAATGGGAAAGACAGAGCTTATATTTGTGATAGACCGGGAGAAGGATTGTGCATATTACTTTAAGTTTATGGATAATAAGCATATTCATATCACAAAAAGAAGAACCTTTCTTAAGACGGTTTCTATCCTGGATAATGTGTACAATTCAAAACCCTTGATAGAGGAAATCGAAGTTCCAGAACTTAGCACAGAGTTACGAATTGGATATTGGGGCTATAATTATGATCCAGTTACAGATTGTTTGTATATCTGTACTCACAAAGATTATCGAGTGGATCCCAATACATCATATTTGGTAACAGAAATCAAGATGGATACTTGGAAGGTGAAGCAATATGAGGTTACAAATACCACAGATAAATATCTCAGATCAGATAGCAATTGGCAGATGTTTGTAACAGATGGATATTTATATGTAAAGGGATATGATTCTCCGTATGAGCTTTATAAAATACAGATAACAAATCCGGCCAATGTCGTGAAATTTAAAAGAACAAATGCTTCAAGTGTAAATGGCTTACCGAAGTTTGTAATAAATGGACGAATATATTATGAAAATGCGAATGATCAACTTTTGATAGCGAATACGGCAACAAATGAGATTATGCCTCCAGAGGCACAGTCACTGTTTAATAGTAGTTACAACGTAAATGTAACACCGGTTCGTAATGAACCACTTATTTATTTTGCAGATTATGGAACCTGGTCAACATCTGGCTGGCATATGATGTGTAATTATCTTGCAACCATCAATAATCTGGATGCGCCGGTTACAAAGACCGCAGATAAGACCATGAAGATCACATATATCTTACAGGAACAATAGAATAATTTTCGGAATTAGGCAGTTATCCATTGCGGGTAGCTGCTTTTTTCATACAAAAAATTCAAAGGAGGATAAGACGATGAAGGAATTCTGGAATGCAATTCAGTTTGTATTTACAGCAGTTGGAGGTTGGCTTGGGTACTTTTTAGGAGGATGCGACGGTTTGTTATATGCATTGCTTGCTTTTGTGGTGATCGACTACATAACCGGTGTTATGTGCGCGATAAACGACAAAGCGCTATCAAGTGAAGTGGGCTTTCGTGGGATTTGCCGGAAGGTACTGATCTTCTTATTGGTAGGGATTGCAAACATCCTGGATGTCCATGTGATTGGTACCGGAAGTGTTCTAAGAACAGCAGTTATTTTCTTTTATATTTCCAATGAAGGCGTGAGTCTTTTAGAAAATGCTGCCCATTTAGGATTGCCAGTTCCACAGAAAATCAAAGCAGTATTAGAGCAGTTGCACGAGCGTGCAGAAGATGATAACAAGGAGGAATGATTTATGAGTCAGAAATTTGGGATTGATGTAAGCCACTGGCAGGGAGATTTCAATTTTGCCAGGGCAAAGAGTAACGAAGGTGTAGAGTTTGCAATAATTAAAGCTGGTGGCGGTGACGCAGGGCTTTATAAGGATAGCAAGTTTGAATCCAACTATAAAAGATGTGAAGAGTGTGGCCTTCCAAAGGGAGCGTACTTCTATGGTAATGCAAAGAGTGTAGCAGAAGCAAAGAAAGAGGCAGAGTATTTTATTTCAATCCTTAGTGGAAAGAAATATGAATACCCTGTCTTTTATGATGTTGAGGGTAGAATGATCACAGATAATGACAGATCAACTCTTACAGAGATTGTGAAGGCATTTTGTTCTACTATGGAAGCCGCAGGTTATTGGGTAGGCATTTATTCATCGGAATCATTTTTTAATAGTGAAATGAATGACGGTGAGCTTACCAGATATAGCCATTGGGTTGCACGATGGGGAAAGAGTAAGCCAGCTCCTTCCAGTGGCGCAGAAACACAGATGTGGCAGTTTGGTGGAGAGACAAATCTTATCCGTAGCAATAAGATCAATGGTCAGACTTGTGATCAGGATTACTGTTACGTGGATTATCCTGCAAAAATTAAGGCAGCAGGTCTTAATGGATATGGAAAGGACCAAGATGAGCCGGTGCCAGCAAAGAAAACAAATGCTGAAATTGCAGATGAGGTAATTGCTGGAAGATGGGGTAATGGAGCTGAACGTAAGGAAAGACTTACTAACGCTGGATATTCATATTCTGAAATTCAGAGTATTGTTAATGAAAAGTGCGGTGTTAAGTCTAAGAAGTCTGTTGATAAAGTTGCCAGAGAGGTAATTCGTGGTGACTGGGGAAATGGAGAGGAAAGAAAACAGCGACTTACAGCAGAAGGATATAATTATTCGACAATACAGCATAGAGTAAATGAACTCCTCTCATAGGAAATATTGCTTTATTGCCATTGCCGAAGTAGTATCTGTTTTGTTGGCTTCTTAAAAAGAGGTAATGTTTTTCAAATTTCGGTATGGTATTATTAAAATGCAAATAGTGAAATAAGTGATAAGGCCTTGGTATGAGCTGCCAAGGCCTTATTATTTTTCGCTTTTTTGTGTTTGCGCAGACAAAAATAAATGGCCTTGAAACTGCTAATTTACTTGCTATTTAGCGGTTCCAGAGTGATATATAGACTACCGAAATTTGAAAGGAGTGAGCTTTTATGCGACTTAGAAAGATTGAGCCGATTGGAGCAAAAGTTAAGAAGCAAAGAGTATGTGCTTACGCTAGAGTTTCAACTGATAGCATTGAGCAAGGCGAGTCATTCGAGAATCAGGTTATCACCTACGAGAAGCTGATAAAATCAAATCCGGAATATGAATTTATTGGAGAGTATGCTGATCAGGGTATCAGCGGAACCAGTGAGAATAGACCGGAATTTCAACGAATGATGGAGGATTGCAGGGTTGGGAAGATAGACCTTATCATTACAAAATCTATTTCCCGATTTGCAAGAAACACAACGATAGTGCTTAACTATACCAGAGAGCTTAAGCAGCTTGGCATTGGAGTTTATTTCGAAGAAAATAACATCAATACCTTATCTGCAGAAGGAGAGCTTATGATGACGGTGTTAGCTTCCTTTGCACAGGAGGAAAGCCGGAGCATTTCAGAAAACAACAAATGGTCCATAGGGAAGCGCTTTGAAAGAGGCGAGGGTATGATAAATACCACAAGATTTATGGGATATGATAAGGATGAGACTGGAGACCTGGTTATTAATAAAGCAGAAGCCAAGATTGTTAGAAGAATATTTGAGATGTATCTTTCGGGCGAAGGATGTCATAGAATTGCAAAGATTCTGAATGATGAAGGGATAAAGACCATAACCGGTAGCAAGTGGCATCCAAGCACCATTAAGGGTATGCTTGTAAATGAGAAGTACAAAGGTGATTTCCATATTCAAAAGTATTACACGCCAGAGGGAAGGCGAAACCATACGGTTAAGAATAATGGAGAAGTAAAGAGCTTTTATGTGTCGGAAAATCATCCGGCCATTGTTAGTGAAGAAGAATGGCAGCAGGTACAAGAACTCATGCAATATCACAAGGAGCAGAGGAATATTCAAAGCGGTGATAAGTACCAGAACAGATATCCAATGAGTGGGATGCTTATCTGCCCACGCTGTGGTAAGAGTTTACGCCGCCGATATGTTTACAATAGAAAAGTAGAATGGATATGTTCAACATATATCCAAGAAGGAAAAGAGGCCTGTAAGGGAATTCGTGTTAGAGACGAGTTGCTTACGGGCCTTTCTTTTACAGAGCCAATGGTAGTTGAGGAGGTGATTGAAAATGGCGAGAAGCATTACGATTATACCAGCAAAAGAGCCTACGATAATGGTGAACGGGCGTCAGATAGAAATAAAGAAAAAGGTCGCAGCGTATTGCCGCGTGTCAACCGATCAAGAAGAACAGTTATCAAGTTATGAAAATCAGATGCGGTATTACACTGAGCTGATAACCAGAAATCCTGATTATGAAATGGTTGATATTTATGCTGATGAGGGTATTTCAGGAACCAACACCAAGAAGCGTGATGACTTCAATAGAATGATTACAGATTGCAGAGCCGGGAAAATAGACCTTATTATTACAAAGTCTATTTCCAGATTTGCAAGAAACACACTGGATTGCCTCAATTATGTGAGAGAGCTCAAGGATTTAGGTATTGGCATTATTTTCGAGAAGGAAAATATCAATACGTTAGATGCAAAGGGAGAGGTGCTTCTTACAATTTTATCTTCCTTGGCGCAGGATGAGAGTCGCAGCATTTCTGAAAACAGTACCTGGGGTATTCGAAGAAGGTTTGAACAGGGTAAGCACAAAATGAGCACTAAGCGCTTCCTTGGATATGATACAGATGAGGAAGGACACCTTATTGTAAACAGGCAGCAGGCTAAGATTGTAGTCAGGCTTTATGAGGAGTTCTTATCGGGAAAGACCGTTGATTATATCGCCAGAATATTTAAAGCCGAGAAGATAAGGAACTGGGATGGAAAATACAACTGGCATGCAAGCACACTTGATTCCATGCTTCGAAATGAGAAGTATATGGGAGATGCTATTTTGCAGAAAAGCTACACTGCTGACTTCCTTTCAAAAAGAAGGGTTATGAATGACGGAAGTGTGCAGATGTACCACATTGAAGAAGATCATGAACCGATTATTGATATTGAAACTTGGGAGGCAGTACAGGCTGAGATGGAGAGAAGGACCCAGTACGGTACAGAGCATTTCACTAACGCCTATTCACAAAAAAGTGAAACCAATCCGTTTTATGCAAAGATTATTTGCGGAAATTGTAGCAACATTTATTCCAGGGTTAGGTACACTACGAAGGCTGGAAATCAAATAACTAAATGGCGCTGCGGTTCTTGTAACAAGACCAATGGCCATAAGGTTTGTACTAACAGATATGTTACGGAAGAGACCTTTAAGAAGTTATTTGTAATGAGCTGGAATGAGATAGTTTTGCACAAGGAGGAATACCAGGAACACTGGCAAGGAAATATCAAGAGTGATGATAGTCTTCTAAGATATAAAACCAGGCTTCTAATGAAGCACGTGGCGACGGGGGCAATAAAGGAGTTTGAGCCAGAGCTTATGATGGCGGTAATGGACCACATAACAGTGTTTGAAGATGGCAGGCTTCAGATAAAGTTTTATGATGAAACAGAGCTTGAAGTGGAAACTGAATAAGGGAAAAAGCTAAAAGGCCGGTAGGTGAATCGCAGTGATTTGCTTACCGGCCTTTTTGATTATGTGGTATGATAATAAGTAGCATTTGCCGATATAATATTTGATGGATTTATGTAGAGTGAAGGAGTGAACTTTTATGGGAGAAGTGGCAAGAAACTCATTAAAGGGATATACATATCAACAGAGCGTGTTTATTTTGTTTTTGGGGATAATGGACACAGAGAGAACTATTGGAAAAATAGTAGTTGAAGCATTAGATACAAAAAATTTTGACGATATTTATTTAAAAGATGTAATAATCGATGCATGTAATAAGTCATCATATCGGATTCAAGCTAAAAATTATCCTAATGTTTGTGATGACGATATAAAAATTGATGAGAATGTATTAAGTATCAATGGAAATAAAAATTCTTTTGATGTAGAGGATAATAATATACTTATTGTTAATTCCACATTAATTGAAACGGATGATGAATTCATGGGATTTGCATGCACAAAGAAGGAGGATATAATTATTATTCCTCTTACGCCTAAACAAATTGCAGATAAACTTGATAATATGTTTAGTACAGAAGCAAGGGAACTTCAGATTATGCATTTGGCTGATGGGATTACTGAAGATGCTATATTTGAAATTGATGTGGACAAACTCCCTGATATTATTGATATGTCAATTGATTTGGAAAACCAAACCATTTTACTTCGAACTGTTCCAGATGATTTCACATATGATATTACCTTTATCGAGGGGAAACCGGGTGTGGGTAAAAGTCATTTTGTGAATGAGATATGTGATAAGTATCCAGAAGCAATTGTTTATCGATTCTGGATTGGTTCACAGGATCCAAACAGAAATAGAAGAATTTTATTTGATAATTTTATTTCGGAGATAGGAATTAAAGTATATAAGACAGCTAAAAAAGTTATTATTGATGAATTAATTAATACAATAAGAGACCAAGATAAGTTGATAATAATTGATGGATTAGATCATGTAGAAAATTATAATCCACGACAGCTTCAGGATTTTGTTGAGTTTATTAATAAATTAGTTGGTGTGAGAGTTATAGTTCTTTCAAGACCACTTAAATATGATATTGCATGGAATAAAAGTAATTTACTGGATTGGTCATATGATGAGACTCGATTATACTTAGAATTGGCTCATAATATAACAGAGTATAAAGTTCAAAATCAGATATATAAAATAACGAATGGTTACCCTATAATAACATATTTTATTGCAGAAGATTATAAGATGAAGCAAGTCATAGATATAAGCCAGCCAATTAAAGAAATAAATGAATACTATGATAGTTTATTTATAAATAACGACAAACCAAGTAATGCAATAGGTATATTTGCAACTGGAAATTGCTTTTTTACAGAAAAAGAATTGGAGAGCTTTTTTACAGAACCAGAGGTATACGAGACGATTTGTGAATTTATTGATTTGCATCCATACTTGTTTAAAAAAGTCATGAATCGAATATCATTGATACATGATAGCCTTAATACATATTTAAGACTTAGATTAAAAACGTTTGCTAAAAGAAAAGATAAAACACAGGCCACTATACGACAGAGTATTTTAGAGGGTTCAATAGAGTATATGGATCGAATGCAGGCTTTCGATTTTGATAATGAATTCTATGAAATGATGTTAAAAAAATATTCAGAGTTCTCGGAGTTTAAAGCGCTTATGATGTCAACAAGAGACTATAATTCGATACAAAGTCTTTATAATCAGTTGCAGGTCATTTTAGAAGATAGAAAAGGAATACTGGATATTTATCAATACTACTCATTTACATTATTATATCAGATTGCTAACAGAAATGACTTAGTGGGCGATGATAGCATGATTTTTCAAATGCTTGTGTATATAAATAATCATGGCGTTATAGAAAATGAAATTTTTAGTTCAGACTATATTTGGCAGGTGTATTTAGCTTGTAACAATTTAGAAAAAATGGCAGCTCAATATTTAAATAATAGGCATATTAGTGAAAGCCAATTTTATGATTTGATTGAGCATATTAATGAGGATTGTACATTTTACGAGAAGAAAGAGAAAGTAGTAAAGTTTGACGATTTAATTAATCAACTATGTGATGAAAATATGCATTCAATGGATAAAGATAAGATTTTAGCTGATTATTTAGTAAGTATTTGGATTCATGGAGACGAACAAGATAAGTTTTATGATTGCTTCAATAATTATATTAATAGTGGTACAAATTGCGTAGATTTATTACTGACAGAACTTGAAAAGTATAAGTTTGATAGATTCTGGGTAGAAAGAAGTCTTAGTATGGCCAAGTATCAACTGCATGAGCTGGGATATTTTGGAGATAAAAACCAATTTAGAAATGTTAGTTTTTTGGATATAATTATGAAAGCTGGAAAGGAGGGATCTTATAGTGCCGTAACATTGGCATCGTCATATCTAAAGTTGGCTAATTTTGAAAAAAGAGATATAGATATTGAATCATTGGCGTATGCGTGGGCTATGTATTTTAATCATAAGGATTATAGTGTATATTCAATAGATACGGCATTGATTGTCTTTGAAAAGAAAGAATTGATACAGGAAGGTGAATCATTTAAAATAATAACGGAATTGATGGATCGTTCAGATGATGGAATTTCGCATTTGTTAACATCTTATGCAAACGGAAAAGGAACCGAATATATTGATAGATTAATCAAAACCGGCTATTTTTCAGATCCAGGCTGCAAAATAAGATTCTGGGAACTCAATCCTGAAAGCTATAGATGTTTTAGTAAACAGGAAATGAGAAAACGGATTACTGATTTATTAAGTGTTCACTATTATGGAAAAACAATCGAAGGTCGAGATTTACGAACGGTTATGAAATCGGTATATAAAAATATGGTGTTGGATGGAATTGAATATTATGGTTACTCTATATTATCACCAGACAATCAATATATAACCAAGCTTGAAGCTAGAGGGATAAAGTATTTGGGTTCAGAAGGAGATAGTGATGAAGAGTATTCACCGTTTGAGCGTGGGTACATTCATAAAGATGATTTACACTATATAGTAGAAAATAAGATTGGCTTTGATGAAATATCGAAATATACAGATGGTTGGTATTCATGTTTACCGTTTGTAGATTTTTATGCAATATATGACAAGAACGATATTCAGGATAATTATTTAGGAATTTTGCATAATTCATTGTTTGCAAGAACTTCCAACAGAGATTTCTTAGGAAATTGGAATTTGCTTTTAGGAAATATCCCGGAATTTCTATTGAATTATGAAATTGATGTTGATTGGGAAAAGCTGTATACTATTTTTACGGAGTTTTTGAATATTTCTTTGCTCAGATTATAAAATAGTCCGCCGGAATGGTGCAACTTTTTGTAATTCGCACTCATAGGTGCAAAAAATAGAAAAAGCACTAAGTTGTGCGCGAATGTTAATGCGACGCAAAATTTCAATGCATGTTGAAACAGTCTGTCTTCTGTCGAGAAAAGCGATTGATGCGGCATTGGAAGATGGGAAGTTTGATAACGACAGCTTTTTATGGGGATAAAACCCTTACCCCACCGGACCAAGATATTACTTCTTCTTTGCAGACGAAATGGAGACGTTTTATGCGAAAAGGGATACTATGTTTGCAGAAAATATCATATGTATCAATACTTTATTTAAAAATACCCTATTCCCAAAATTCTCCTGTGCTATAATAGTAAAATATTGATTGACTATGAGGAAATACAGATGGAGCAAATATTAATCCTAGAAGACGATACGGCCTTAAATCAGGGCTTGTGCAAGGCATTAAAGACAGATAGCCGAAAGCTTGTCTCCTGTGAGACTATAAAAGCTGCAAGAGACCAGCTCCTGTGCGGCTGTCCGTCTCTCATATTACTTGACATAAATTTGCCGGATGGAAGCGGGCTTGATTTTTTACAGGAACTAAAGAGGAACTATCCCAATATACCGGTTATTCTCCTGACCGCAAACGATACCGACATGGATATAGTAAAGGGGCTGGAGCATGGCGCAGATGACTACATCACAAAGCCTTTTTCCCTGTCAGTATTAAGGGCAAGGGTAAATACCCAGCTTAGAAAGACGGAAAGCTTACAGGCACATCCCTCTGCCAGTGTATACAAGAAGGGCTGCTATGAATTTGATTTTGAGAGAATGATATTTTTAGTAGATGGACAGGAAATCGAGCTTAGTAAGACCGAGCAGCGTCTTTTAAGGCTTCTGGTTCAAAATGAAGGCATAAACCTCCGCAGAGACTTTCTTCTGGACAGAGTCTGGAATGACAGCGCGGAATTTGTGGATGCCAATGCCCTCTCTGTGTCTATCAAGAGGCTCAGGGACAAGCTTGGCACCCCGGACAGCATAAAAACGGTATATGGAATAGGGTATAGATTTGAATGAATAACTACAATACAGCCATCTGTATCGTGGGCATATGCCTTGTAATTACAGCACTTGTAATTTTAATCAACCATCTGCGCACGAAGAAAACCATTGATACAATAGAAAATATGTTAAATCAGGCAGTTAAAGGGGATTTCTCTGAAAAAAGCTTTGACGAGACACGCTTGTCCTCACTTGAGACCAAGTTCGCCTATTATCTGAATGCTTCTGTGGTCTCTGCCAGAAATGTGGAGTTGGAAAAAAACAAGATTAAGTCGTTGATTGCGGATATTTCCCACCAGACCAAGACTCCCATAGCCAATCTGCTCTTGTACAGCGAATTGCTGCTTGAAGATGATGCTGGCAATTTATCAGACCAGATGCGTGAAAATATTGTCCAGCTTCATGCCCAGTCTGAGAAATTGCAGTTTTTAATCAACTCTCTGGTGAAGCTGTCAAGGCTTGAAAACGGCATATTGCAGCTCTCCCCACAGGAAGAAGCGCTTAAGCCCATGCTGACACTGGCAGTAAAAGAGACAGCGTCCAAAGCCAAGGCTAAGGGGCTTGAGCTTATGCTCCATGACACTGATGAAAAAGCTTATTTTGACAGCAAATGGACTCTGGAAGCCATCTGCAACATCCTCGATAATGCTGTAAAATACACAAAAGAAGGCAGTATAAGCCTATCTGTTACTGCATATGAAATGTTTGTAAGAATTGATATAAAGGACAGCGGAATCGGCATAAAAGAGGATGAGCTGCCTAAGATTTTTTCAAGATTTTACCGCTCAGAAGATACCAAAAATATGGAAGGCGTGGGTATCGGACTGTATCTAAGCCGGCAGATTCTAAGCGGAGAAGGCGGCTACATAAAGGTGTCCTCTGTATACGGACAGGGCAGTACTTTTTCTGTTTTTCTGCCAAAATCGGCTTAAATCTTTCAAAACTGTAATAATTTAATTCTTTCAGGAAAGAATCTGGAAAGAATATTGTGTAATAATCTGTATGTAGCGAAAAACACTGCATACAGTTTTTTAGTTTTTATGGAGGATATATGGACATTTTACAAGCATGTGATTTGAAGAAAACCTATAGAACAGGTGAGGTATGCGTACATGCCTTGGATGGCGTGAGCCTCAATGTAGAAAAAGGAGAGTTTGTAGCTATTGTGGGCACAAGCGGCAGTGGCAAATCAACCCTCTTACATATGCTGGGTGGTCTGGACAGACCAAGCTCCGGCAAGGTATTTGTGGATGGCAAAGACATCTTTTCCCTAAAGGATGAGGAACTCACTATTTTCAGGCGCAGAAAAATAGGCTTTGTATTTCAGGCATACAATCTGGTGCCGGTACTAAATGTGTACGAAAATATCGTGCTTCCAATCGAGCTGGATGGCGGTAAAGTTGATAAGAACTTTGTTAAAGAAATAACAGAGACCCTGGGGCTCGACCAGAGGCTTGACGCCCTCCCAAACCAGCTCTCAGGCGGACAACAGCAGCGAGTTGCCATAGCCAGAGCATTGGCGGCAGAGCCTGCCATAATTCTTGCGGATGAGCCCACAGGAAACTTAGACGGACGTACAAGTCAGGACGTATTAAGTCTCCTAAAGGTGACTAGCCAGAAGTTCTCACAGACGATTGTGATGATTACCCACAACGAGGAAATCGCCCAGCTTGCGGACCGCATAATAAGAATTGAGGATGGACATATCCAGGAGAGAGCAGTATGAGAGTAAAGAATAGAAAATGTATCCGCAGACTTAGCTTCAAGTCTCTGTGGGCATCCAGAAAAAGAAATATGATTGCAATTTGTGCTATAGCACTCACAACTTTGATGTTTACATCATTATTTACCATTATGCTGTCTGTAAACTCAAGCTATGAGACCTACAATTTCAGACAGGCAGGCGGCTATAGCGATGGCAGCTTTAAGGATTTATCCAGAGAACAGGCAGATAAAATAGCTGCCCACAAAGGAATCAAGGCATCCGGTGAGCGTATTGTGTGTGGCTTCAGCTCCTCTGATGTTTTCAGCAAGGTAGTGGCAGAGGTAAGCTACATGGATAAAAACTGTACCAAGTGGAGCTATGCCACCCCAACCACGGGAAAAGAGCCTCAAAAAGAAAATGAAATAGCCATGGACACTACAGCCTTAAGGCTCCTTGGCGTAGAACCGAAGCTGGGAGCAAATGTAACGATTACTTATCAGGCTGTTAATGGAACAAACACCGGCATAACCCAGACCGACAGCTTTATCCTCGTGGGTTACTGGGAGTATGATGATCTGATGCCTGTACATTATATCAACGTATCAAAAGCCTATGTAGATAAAATTAACGAAAAGTGCATAGCCGTTGGCGCTGAAGCCCTGGACATAGACTTAAATGTCATGCTTCCTTCCAAGTTTAATATCAGGGAGCAGATGGAAAAGATAGATACAGACTTAGGATATGACTGGAATACAAGAGACCAGGAGAACAGCGCCAGAATCGGTGTGAACTGGGGACTTACGGCCTCATCTATAAGCTCTGGCATAGATTTCTCACTGGTAGCTGCAATCATTGCCTTTTTCCTGCTTATTATATTTACAGGCTATCTGATTATATACAATATATTCCAGATTTCAGTGACCGGAGACATCAGGTTTTATGGACTGCTAAAGACCATCGGCACCACACCAAGACAATTAAGGCGTATTATCACACAGGAAGCTTTGTTTTTGTGTATTCTAGGTATTCCTATAGGATTACTTCTGGGCTATGGCATTGGCGCAGTTTTAACTCCTATTGCATTAGAGATCACAAGCATTATGGGCACAAAGGCTACTATCAGCAGCTCGCCCCTTATTTTTATAGGTTCTGCCTTATTTGCCATTATCACTGTCTTTTTGTCCTGCAGGAAGCCTGGTAAAATGGCTGCGAAGGTGTCTCCTGTTGAGGCTGCAAAATACACAGAGGGCATGAACAGCAAAAAGAAAAAACGCCACAGCCGTGGGGCTAAGGTATATCAGATGGCTTTTGCCAATCTTGGCAGAAATAAGAAGAAAACCATCCTGGTTGTAGTCTCACTGACACTTTCCGTAACTCTTTTAAATGTGCTTTTTTCACTTGTCAACGGCTTTGACATGGATAAATATGTGGACAAGTCAACCTGTGCAGACTTTATCGTGAGCAGTACAGATTATTTCCGCTATAATACGGCAGATGAATATATCGGAGCAGATACCATTGATGAGATAAAGGAAAACACAGATGAGACTGTCTCTGGAAGCGGCTATGACCTGGCAGATATATCCCCTATGGTGTGGATGGAGAAAGACCAGTATAGTAAACTGGCAGAAAACTATCTAAGTGGCAAAGAACTGCAGGAGGAACTCTCCCAATACGAGCAGAGAGATGACAGCATACTTGTCGGCGCCAATATAGAGGGCTTTGATGATGGACTTTTTGATAAACTTACTGTAGTAGAGGGTTCCCTGGAGCCACTATTTGACCCGGATAGCCACGCAATAGCTGTAGCTGTATTCACAGACGATTACGGCAATATAGTAAATCTCGACAGATATCCTGAGCTGGGAGACACTTATACCGTAAACTACCAAATTGGATATGACATAGACAGTCGAACCGGCGAGCGTGCAGACCAACAGACTACGCCTGAGGAATATTTGGAATACCATGAGGAAGAGGCAAAGGAGGTAGACTACAGAGTATGTGCTCTTGTGACTGTTCCTTATTCCATCAGCTTCCGTTATACAAGTCTGGGCTATGACATGGTTTTGCCTGTAGAGAGGCTTAAGGAGGACAGTGGTACAGATGTCATTCCAAAGTTTTATATGTTTGACACACCAGATTCTCAGGCAGAAGCAAGTGCTGAGCAGTATCTGCAAAAGCTCACAGCCGGAGATACATCTACGCTCATGTATGAGAGCAAAGCATCTATCAGACGTGAATTTACCCGGTTTAAAAATATATTTTTAATCTGTGGTGGTGCCCTTTGTGCCATAATCGGACTTGTGGGTATACTTAACTTTTTCAATGCGATTATGACAGGAATTTTGTCCAGAAAGAGAGAATTTGCCGTATTACAGTCTGTGGGCATGACCAACAGGCAGCTAAAGCATATGCTTATTTATGAGGGCTTATTTTATGCGGTTGGCTCCATCATAGCATCCCTTATACTTTCTGTGGCACTCAGCCCTCTGCTTGGCAATATGATGAGCGATATGTTCTGGTTTGTAACATACCATTTTACAATCATGCCTGTAATCTTGATTATACCGGTATTTCTCCTGCTGGGCTGGCTGATTCCTGCTGTACTTTACCGTGTTGACAAGGGACAGAGCATTGTTGAAAATCTAAGGGAATTATAATTTTTATTCCAAAAATCAATACATGTGGAGACGGTATGTTTGCTGTCAAGGAAAGATAAATAAAGGCTGAAAAGTGGCGTATTTCCGGGCTTTTTGCGAGGCCAATATCATCAGAGAAGCCTTGCAGAAAGCTCGGTTTTCTTGTACGGAAACATATTTACTTTTCGGTCTGATTGGAGAAAAGGTGGATAGTCGGAGAAATGTGGTAGGGTTTAGGCTGTGGATTAGATATTTAATACGGAAAACAAAAAGATCTGAATGGATTATGAAGTGCTTAATAATTTTTTATCTTTTTTTGAAAAAACCATTGCCTTGTCCTTGGGACAATGTTGTATAATAAATTCAGCAGGAGGTGATGGTATTGGGGTATAAGGTTAAATGGGTTGAAGATAACTTGGGTGTTACAAGAAAGGCACTTCGCGTATTTGAGAAAGCTGGTCTTATGCCTGAAAATAAAGGTGGTCAATATCGAGATTATGACGATGATGATATAGACCGCATTTGGACGATACGAGTTTTACAGGGGATGGGATATTCAATTAAAGAAATTTGCGATATGGTCGCTGATGATGGGTTTGATTTCGATACTTCTATATCCCAGAAAACGTTCTGTTAATTGGAAAGATGTGAGAGAATATCTCAAAATGTATGTGGGGGAATTCTATACTATTGCCTCAACTGGAGATGTAGTTTATATTGGATCGGATTTGCCGAAGGAATATACAGGATCTAAATATACAAATAGTATTAAAGGCGCAAATGCCAAGGCGAAGGCAAATGCTGCAACAGGTATTCCGGAATTAATTGAAATTGCGGTAGGAAAACATTTTAGAAAGAATAAAGAGGACAAGCATAAGCGTGATGGTAAAAATGGATGGTATAGATATGACTCAAGATTTGCCTTACCTGTATATGGTGGTGATGGCGAAGTAGAAAGATACAATGTGTTTCATGCATCTATGTTAATCAGACATTCAAATGATGGAAAGATGTATCTATATGACATTATAGACATAAAAAAAGAAACGAGCAACTCTCTCGGCGATTAATCGCTTACCAGACAAAAAACCCATTTCTTTTTATAAATGAATAATACTATATGATAAAATAGA